ACCTCATATGTAATCGGAGTGATGAGCGATTCACTAGATTACGATGAATTACCAAATTTATGATAAAAAGTTTAGCTATTTACGGAGACAGTTTTGGAACTCATAGCCTCAGTAAAGATTATGATAGACAGTTAAAAGGTTTGTCACATCATTGGTCAACATTACTACAGCAAGAATATAACTGTGAATTAACTAACTATGCACTTAGTGGATCTTCAGTATACTATTCTTATAAAGAATTTGAAAGAACTAATCATCTACATGATTTGATTATTTTTTTAGTTACTGAACCTAATAGATACATTAAACCTTTACATTTTTTTGGTGGAGAACAATGGTGCATTACTAACCAAGTACAAATTGACGTTTGGAAAAAAACGATGTCGCTATCCACCGACGACCGAGAATTATTAAAAAAATTAGAACATTGGTTTGAACTTTCGGATGAAGATTATCAGTATGATAACAGCGAATTGATGGTAGACAAAATTTCTTCAGTTGGTCCGCATGTTATTGTGATACCGTGTTATAAAATCTCATACCGAGACGAGTATAAAGAAAAATTACAATTACCCAACGATGTTAATTTATGCTCTCTCTATTATGCACAAATGAATGAATTTCAATTTACGGATACTGGCATGGGTATTAAATGGGATGAAAACTCTGAATTTATATCAGGGCACTTAACTCCGGAGTACAATAAAATAGCATATGAAAATATTAGCTACTATATAAAAAATAGAGTTTGGAACTGGAATATACCGAACAGTAAAATAATTGATACCCCTAACAAAGATAATTACTATATAAAACTAAGAGGATAAAAATATGAAAGCAATTGTATGGTCAAAAGATCACTGCCCCTATTGTGTGCAGGCTAAGACACTTCTAGAACAGAAGGGTATTGAATTTGAAGAAAGAAAGATTGGTGAAGGATACACTAAGGAAGACTTGCTTGAAGCAGTTCCTAATGCACGTACCGTACCTCAGATTTTCCTCGACGGAGAACTCGTCGGTGGATTTACAGAACTTCGTGCTAAGTTTTTAGCAGAAGCAGCATAAGAAAGAACGAATATGACAATTACAGTTGGAGAAACCTACACATTCAAGTTGACTTCCGGAGAAGAAGTTATCGGAAAAGTTACTGAAGTTGAAGAACATCTTGTATCACTAAAGGATCCAGTATCAGTTGCACCCGGACCTCAGGGATTGGGATTAATGCAGAGCATGTTTACTGCAAATCCGAAGGATCCTGCAAGACTAAATATTAATAACGTAACTATCTATGCATTGACCGATGAAAGTGTTAAGGCAAAGTACATTGAGGCTACTACTGGTCTAGTAGTGCCTGATAAGAAGCTTATTTTAGGATAACAAATGGCTCAACTCAGTAGAAAAGGTGATCAGAATCAAGCAGGCGGAAAGATTGTCCGTGGTGCTAGCACAGTCTTTGCTAATAGCATTGCAGTGGGTTTGAATGTCAGTGACATTACGCCTCATGGCGATGGACCTCACGCTAAAGCAAAAACAACAGAGGGTAGCCCAACTGTATTTGCTGAAAATGTCGCTGTTCTACGAGTTGGGTCAGGCAATACGTGCGGACATAAGATAACTCAGGGTAGCCCTGACGTTTTTGTACCATAAGGTGATACATGGCTGACACAGGTAAACAAAGTCCATTAGGAGTCAACGTGATTGGTTCCTATCTATTAAATCAAGGGTTATCCATTAATCCTGTTTCAGCTTCATATATGGGTGCTAGTAAGACAAACTCTGCTTATACATTCGGTAGCTTAGTTAGCAATACATCATTACGCATGTTAACTTGGGCTATCAATGATGGGTACCTTCGTGGCGTAGCAGTATCGGGTGCAACTAAAACACTATCAGATAGTACATATAACAATCTTATCAGTATTGGTGCAGGAACGGTTCCCGCGCTAGGTAATGCGAAGCCTCCTACTTATGTTGCAACAGATCCGTCCAATAATTGGGCAAGACCTGAAGGAGTTTCTTCTCCTCCATCTTTTGCAGAACAATTTGGAAGACAATCAGGCTATTCTAGTGCATTGCCAGGACCTGCTACTAGTGGTTATGGTAACTACGATGGGTCGTATGGTGACCCGCTTCAAGGAGCCGGGGTAACTAATCAAAAGCAAAATGCAACTTGGTTACCATATGATACTACTAATCCTAATAGTTCTATAACGCAATGGGGGTATATAAGACTTCATGCATTACAAGCCTGGAACGAATTCAATTGGAACGGATTAGTCGTAGACCCTACTAGTAGTTTGCCAGTGTACCTTCAAAATGTGCAGGTTCCGGAATACAAAGAATTTTTGTCCTCATTTTTGTCAGCACAAGCATTCATTGATTACACTAATCAAGCTATTATGGCCAACCAAAATGCAAAAACGTTTTTAGATGGCGCATATAGTAACATGGATGATTTGATGAGTGCAGATATCTATGGAATAAATTTAGCAAATACGCTTTTCGGAGCTGATTTAGACAATTTAGGAAAAGTAATTAACTTATCTAGAATTGATAGTTTTGGCTTGCCTTCTGTGTTGCTACAGACTTTGGGTCAAAATAATGCAGTAATTCAAGATTTAGTACTAGCATTATTATCGTCTGGGTTAGAAAGTTCTGAAGTTCAGGGACTGATTTCTGGAACTATAACTACTCCTACAGTAGAACAAGAACAGGAAATATATAGCGCCTTCTTAATGATCATTGGTGAAAATCTAGAAGAAGTATTAGCTCCATTGCAATGTACTACCCAAGGCTTAACTAGTTTAGCTGAGTTACTTGATGTTAAAAAGTTATTCCCTAACAGCTACCAGTCATTGACTGTCCCCAAATACAATAGCGAATTAGGACTACCTACAAACAGCAAAACATACTACCCTCTTTATATATCCGGCGGACTTAATGAAGCGTTAATGACCGCGGATATGAACGAATATGTAGGTACTCAAACACCTAATCGTCCTCCCAATATTATTAGAAATCGTGTTGTTAATACAAATAACATCAGTATGCCTAAAACAGGATTTGGTTCGTATTTGTTTGATATTTTACCAAAACAACAAGCGGTTGCAGCTGGCGCATTCTCGTTTACTATGCGTCAAGTGAAAAATATAGAGCGTGTTGACATTAAAAAGTTTTCAAGAGCCGTAAAATCATTAGAGAATACTAGAAATCTAAATTTAGTTAACGGTACTAGTAAACCCACTAATCAAGAATCTATCGAAAATTTACAAGAAAAAGAAGCATTAGGTACAGGCCCATACGGAACTTACACAATGTCAGACTTTTTTGGGTCTATGAGTGGCTTGCCTTACCCTTGGGAAAAGATTTTCAATCTTATAAAAAATACAGAAACATCTACCCTATATGGAATCTATAAACAATTATTTTTAGCTGTAACCTGGGAACCCGCTACAGTTAGTGTGCAGTATACCTCTTATGTAGTTGAATCTCCCCCAACTGTATTTACTACATATTATAATGTTACGGGTGTAACGGTTACCCAGGACGGCGGCGGCTATGGTCGCGGAGGAGCAGCCGCTCCAACTATCACAATCAATGGTGGCTCAGGTGCAACTGCAACTTGTACTATAGGGACGAATGATAGCAGCACAGCTTCAAATGGAGGCGGCACATTCGGTAGAGTAACTTCGGCAACCTTAACTAGTTCAGGCACTGACTCTACTACAATCCCAACTGTTACTATTCAGGCTCCTCCTACTTCAAATGGTGGTGGCACTAACACTCCATCAGGTACTACCGGATGGGCAAGCCCAATGAATTCAGTGGTGCAGAACTACATCGTTCAAGCAAATGATGAAATAGCTAATATTGCCGTAAATAAAGCTAACTTAATTAAATTATTAAACACTTATTGGAATATCTTAGGAGGTCAGCTAGCAATAGAGCAACGTTCTAGGTACATAGGGTTACCCCCGGTATCTGTACCAAAAGATTTATTCCTTAACACGTATCCTACCTCAATCAACATCTTTGTTGACTCTATTCCTACTATTGCACAAGATACCAAACCTCATATGTTTGCTCAAACACTAGAAGCAATTAGTAACTTATCAACTCTAGGAGGACAGAGTGCAGTAGCACAAATGAGACAAGAAAGAAATCAACAGAGACTCATTAGTGCAGGCATACCATTGGATAATAATATTTCTACTGGTTTGTCTAGTATGGATCAAAAAACGCTCAC